TTGACAAAAAACACATCGAAACTGTTGCTGAAAGATATGTAGATTTATGTGCAGACTTTGGTACAGACGATGAAGCATTTCGAGATGCACTAGGCTCAGATAATGAACTTGATAAGGCAATTGGTTATTACTTGGAAGAAGATGTAGAACTAGATGAAGACACAGAAGAGGATTATTAATGGGATGGTATTCTGATATAGCAAAAGACATCAGCAAGATTCCTGACGCCATACAATACTTTGAAGATGAATTGGATGCCGCAAAGGCACAAATCAGAATCAAAGGAAATGTAGAACGTGCGGCGGCTGAAATGCCTGGCATAGTTGAGCAAAGGTTCAATCAATTGCAAGAACTTGAAGCAATATTAGAATACTTGAACATTGAACTCAGAAGACTGCGTAGTTCATTCTTTAAAAAATATTTAGAAAATTATGCAAGAGCATTAAGCAGTAGAGACGTTGAAAAGTATGTTGACGGTGAAGCTGACGTTGTTGATTATGAAAAGATAATTAACGAATTTGCATTAATGCGTAATAAATGGTTAGGCGTAACAAAGGCACTAGATCAAAAACAATGGCAACTCACAAACATAGTCAAATTAAGAGTTGCAGGCATGGAAGATGCCAGCTTATAAAACATAACTAAAGGAAAAACAATTATATGAAGTTAAGCGAAACCAAGCCTGCTTGGGAACAACAGGCAAGTGAAAATGTAACACGTCAATATGGAGGTAACGTTCGACCTACTATTGACCACTTTGAACGGACATCATTACCTGGCGAAAGACAAAGGTTACAAAAATGGGATATGATTCCTTCAGCTGACTTTGTACAGAGAATTGCAGGTGAGTTTGTAAAACAAAATTCACTAGATTTATTTAAGGACAAAAACGTAATTCTTTTCAGTTTACCAGGAGCATTCACTCCTGTGTGTTCATCAAAGATGCTACCTGCATATGAAGAAATGTATGATAGATTAAAAAATGCTGGCATTGATGAGATTTATTGCGTATCTGTAAATGATGGATTCGTAATGAATGCTTGGGCCGAATCATTAGGTATTGAAAAAGTTAAAATGTTAGCAGACGGTAATGGAGATTTTACTGACTCAATGGGTATGCTTTGTTCAAAAAGAGGCAAAGGATTTGCAATGAGATCATGGAGATACAGTTGCTACATTAAGAATAATATCATAATGGAAGCCTACGTGGAACCAGGATTCAATCACAAAGATGAAGACAATGATCCATACGAAGTGTCTGACCCAGAAACAATAGCTCAATTCATCGAAGCAGAAAATAGATAGACACTTAAATACAACTATGAAAGTTGTATTAGTTACAGGTGGATTTGATCCTTTACATTCAGGACACATTTCTTATTTCAAAGAAGCAAAAAAGCTCGGCGACAAATTAGTCGTCGGGCTCAATAGTGACGAATGGCTCACACGTAAGAAAGGTAAACCTTTCATGCCAATCAAAGAACGTGTAGAAATAATCCGTAATTTAAAAATGGTAGATGATGTTCTTACATGGGAAGACAATGATGATTCTGCCTCTGGTGCAATCTTTAAATTAATGGCAACCTCAGGCTACAACTGTGATATAGTATTTGCAAATGGCGGTGATAGAACACAAAACAACATACCTGAAATGAAACTTTGGTCAGACAAAGTAGAATTTGTATTTGGTGTTGGAGGAAGTCATAAACAAAATTCAAGCAGTTGGATATTAGAAGAATACAAACATCCAAAGACAAAACGCAACTGGGGTTGGTACAGAGTGTTAGATGACAAGCCTGGATACAAGGTTAAAGAATTAGTTATAAGTCCAAAGTCTAAATTAAGTATGCAACGTCATTTTAAACGTTCAGAACATTGGTACGTTTTGAAAGGCAGTTGTGATGTACTGACTGATGGCAAAGCTGGACTACAAACTGTTACCTTAAAAGCTCTAACACATGGTTATGACATAGGCAAAGAAGTTTGGCATCAAGGTATAAATGACACTGATGAACCTTGTCACATACTTGAAGTACAGTATGGAGAAGAATGTACTGAAGCTGACATAGAAAGAAAATAATGAAATCTTGGCAAACCTATCAAAATTGTAAAAGTGCAGTTGATCAGGCATCTGAATACAGCATGACAAGTGGCACTAGACTTGCACACACATTTTATACCGTTAAAGAATTAGACAAACAAAACATACAAGGTGATATAGTAGAATGTGGAGTTTGGAAGGGCGGACAAATCATTGTGTCTTGGTTGGCAAACACAAATACCAATAGAAACTTTTGGTTATATGATACATTTGGAGGAATGACGCAACCAACAGATGCAGATTACAAAATAAACAAAGATGGCACAATAGGTTATGCAAAAGACAGTCCCAAAGCTAAATGGGGGAATGCACAATGGTGTAGAGCTGAAATAGAAGAAGTAGAACAAAACTTATACAAATTTTCAATGCCACCCGCTAAAATAAATTTTATTAAAGGTGACGTTTGTAACACACTAAATGATACAACCAATATACCAAACAAAATTGCATTTTTAAGACTTGATACAGATTGGTATGAGTCTACATTAAAAGAATTACAAGTATTATGGCCAAGAGTAGTGCCAGGAGGCTATATGGTTTTGGATGACTATCATTCATGGCAAGGTAGCAAACAAGCCTTTCATGAGGTTCTTGGACCAAGTGTGAACATAAGTATTATTGACGAAACTTCGGTTTATATTAGGAAGGACCAATAGTATGAATACTTTGACTGTCATTTTTTTAGCAACATTATTCTACGTAAACACTCCTGACGTTAAAGAAAACTTATACAGTTGGCAAATACAATTTTCGGATTACCAACAATGCGAACAGTTCTTTGACATCTACGGAGACAAACTATTGAATGGTGTTATCAATCATGGTAAGATGGTTTATGGTAAAGACGTAGGAGTAGAATATTTGTCGTGTGCATCAGTTATCATCGATCCTACACAACAAAGACCACAAATTGTTGGTCAGAAAGTTATGTATGAAAAATAAAGTTTTTGTTGGTTATGACACTAGAGAAGATATTGCTTATCAAGTGTGTGAACACTCATTAAAACGTTTCAACACAGAAACAGAAGTCATACCTTTAATCCAAAAAGATTTAAGAGATCAAAAATTGTATTGGCGTGAAGTTGACAAACTTGCAAGTACAGAATTTACGTTTACAAGATTTTTGATTCCTCATTTATGTAATTACAAAGGTTGGGCTTTGTTTTGCGACAGTGATGTTGTGTTTTTAGAAAATGTAGATAATTTATTTGCATTGGCAGATGACAAGTATGCTGTGATGTGTGTACAACATGATTACACGCCAAAGCCAGGCATCAAGATGGACGGACAAGTGCAAACTGTTTATCCAAGAAAGAATTGGAGTTCTGTGGTTTTATGGAACTGTGGACATCCTAGTAATGAGAAAGTTACTATAGATAGTGTAAACAATCCTAATTATGATGGAAAATATTTTCATAGATTTAGTTGGTTGAAAGACAGTGAAATAGGAGAACTACCAAAGGATTGGAACTACCTGGTAGGTTGGTATGATGATGGAACACCAAGAGCCTTGCATTATACCGAAGGTGGGCCTTGGTTTAAAGAATATAGAAACTGTGACTATCATCAGATATGGAAGGACGCATTATTCCAAATGATGGAGAATAAAGGTGAGTGAAGGGCTTGGAGAATGGGATCCTAGAGTGTTACCAAATAGATTAAAAGAATTAATTGATGAAATAATTTATTCTGTAGCAGTACAGGATAATTCTAAGGCTATTAGAGCCATTACGGATATGTTTAGTGATGTTAGAAATCCTAAATTAATTTGCATAGACAGTGGTATTAAAAAAGTAGAAAAGAAAGTAAAAGGTTCTTTTGGCATAGTTGATGCTTTTGTTATGGCAATGGCATTAGGCAGTGGTGGAAAATATATTAGAGCAGATGACATAAATGACTACTGGGCTCATCCAGCCCCGTTCCTTGTGAGAGGGCTAGGCAAACAAAAAATAATCAAAGAATGTATTGCCCGAGGCAAAGATTTTTATTTTATGGACACAGGTTACGTTGGTAACAATCCAAGCACAAATAATCCAAACGGCAAAAAAATTTATCACAGAATAGTAAAGAACGCATTACAAAATCTCCATATGCCAGAGAAAGAAGGCAACGAAAATTTGTATGGTGGTGAACGTTGGAAAAGACTAGCAATACCATTTAAGGATAATGTTCCTGGAAGGAAAATCTTAATTGTTCCTCCAAGTGAAAAAGTAATGAAATACTTTGAAAGAGATTTGGATCAATGGATCAATGAAACTATATTAGAAATAAAGAAACATACATCAAGACCAATTGAAGTACGCAAAAAGCCAAGCAGAGAAGACAGAGTATCTGTAAACACAATAGAACAAGCCCTTGATGATAATGTACATTGTATGGTAACCTTTAACAGTATTGCGGCACTTGAAGCTATGATATATGGCAAACCTGCAATAGTATTAGGTCCTAACTGTGCTCAAGACTTATGTGAAAAACGTTTAGAAAGAATAGAATTTGTAAAACATCCAGGAAGAAAACAACTTACTTGGCTGTGTAGATATCTAAGCAATAATCAATTTACATATGATGAGATGTTAAGTGGATATGCTTGGCAACAGTTAGGAGCAGGTAAATGAGAGTTGTTGGATACACAAAAGTAATACCACCTGGAGCAAAAGCAAACAATAAGCCACAAAAAGAAAACCATAAACTTGATATAATAAAAAATTTTATTACCGGAGTAAGAGAAGCTGGTGATAATGGATTGGTATATGATGGTTATGAAATGTTAGACTGTGACGTGGCAATGATGCAAGGCTTTGTTCATGACAAGTCAGCACACGTTCCTCATATACAGTTACGCAGAAACATAGCAAGTAACACAAGAAACAAATGGTTTATAACTGCTGACAGCAATTTATTTTTATATAAAGCAAAACAAAATGCACCACATCATTATTTAAGATACAGTATAAATGGAGTATTCAATGATACAGGTGTTTATTGTAATAACGAATATACTGATCAAAATTGGTTAAACATACAAAGAGATTTAGGAGTTAGCTTAAAGCCTTGGTCCATAAATGAAAGAGATACTGTATTACTTTGTTTACAACGTAATGGTGGTTGGAGTATGAAAGGTAAAGATGTTGTATCTTGGGCAAATCATAAAATTGCACAGATTAGACAATATACCACACGCCCAATAATTGTTAGACCCCATCCTGGAGACAAGAAGGCTCCGGAATATGTAAAACAAATTGTAGGTGATAATGTTAGAGTAAGTTTTGGTGAACACATAGAACATGATCTTGCTCATGCGTTTTGTACAATAGGATTTAACAGTTCACCTTTGGTAGCAAGTGTAATAGAAGGTGTTCCAATTATAGTAGAAGATCCAAAGTCAAGTCAAGTTGAAGAAGTGTGTCATACAGATTTATCTCAGATGAATAATTTACAAATATTTGATAGAGAAGCTTGGATTAGAAAAATTGCACAATGTCATTGGAGTTTTGCAGACTTACGTAGTGGAATTGCTTGGCAATGGATGAAAAAATATTTAAAATGAAACTAGTTGATACAAAAGAAGTAGAAGGTATAGGTAAACTGTACAAGTGCGAACACGAGGAAAGTCCAATGCTAGGCATTGAAGGAAAGCCTTTTAAAAATTTTACAAAATACACATTAGACTGGGATTGGCAAAAATTAGACAACGAAATATGTTTAATGTTAGCAAAAAATCCTCTGGATAAATGGCCAAAGGTAGGAGGCAGTATGCCACCAGAACTAAATCAATATGGTAAGTTTGAAGACGAAGCACTAATGGAACATACACATGATATACCTGCAGGTTTCACACAAAATGAAGTAAGAAAATTTTTTTATTTCAAACACAGAACAAACTTACCTTGGTTCTTTGTTGTTGATGTTAAAGAAAGTTCATTTGCGGATAATATGAATGATACATCAGATTGGAATGACTCTTTAGGATTAGGTTACTTGAAAGAATGTGTATACAATGATTTACCTTTTAAGGAAATTGGTAGATGTGTTATATATGGATCATGGGCAAATAGTATTGTTCCATGCCATAGAGACACATTACTAGACAAAGAAGTAGCTGATACTATTAACTTCCACCCAGGAGGTTATAGACCCGTATACGTGTACGATAGCTTGAATAAACAGAAGTTTTACGTGCCAGAAGGAGACTTACAGTACAAAGCATATTCATATAATACTAAAGACTATCACGGCGTAGATTCTATGCCTTATTTTAGTTATACAGTAAGGGTAGATGGGAAATTTAAATAATGTTAAATGTAACTTGCGTAACAACTTTTCATGAACCTGGGCTCAAACAGTATGGGCAAAGATTTATAGATTCATTTTCCAAACAGGTTGATCCTAAAATAAAACTTATTGTCTATGCAGAAAAGTGTCACCCTATTTCAAATGATCCAAGAATAGAAATCAGAGATGCAGATAACACATTACCTGATTTGCAAACATTCAAACGCACTTGGAAAGATGTGCCTAAAGCAAATGGCAAATGTCCTTGGCCTGCTCGAAGACCAAGAGATAATCATAAAGAATTTAAATGGGACGCAGTTAGATTTGCAAACAAAGTGTATGCTGTTTTTGAAACTGCAAAAGATCCAAACATTGATATTTTAGTTTGGATGGACGCAGACACGTTTGTACACAGTCCTGTTACCTACACAGAATTTAGAAATTTAGTTCCACAATCACAATGGTTGCACTACTTAGGTAGAAACAAAAAATGGCCAGAGTGTGGATTCTACGGACTTACATTACGCACCGAAGGAGCAAATGCCTTCTTACAAGAGTTTCAACGTGTGTATGACGAAGCAGAAAACAATGGAATCTTCAACATGGAAGAATGGCATGATAGCTATGTGTTTTGGGAAGTATTGAAAAAAATACAACCTAAACATCCTAACATAAAAGACTTCAGTGGTCATCTTATCAATGGTGAAGGCCATCCACTTATTAACTGTGAACTTGGAAAATACTTTGATCATCTTAAAGGTGTAAGAAAAGAAGAAGGTAAGAGTAGACAAAGAGATTTGTTAAGTCCACGCACTGAATCATATTGGCAAGGATAAAAAATGGATAAAAGAGTTTTTGAAATATTAGATAAAGAAGTAGACAGGCAAACGTCTACTATAGAATTAATTGCAAGTGAAAACTTTGCATCACAAGATGTAATGAAACTAGCCGGTTCTGTGTTTACAAACAAGTATGCTGAAGGATATCCAGGCAAAAGATATTACAATGGTTGTGAACACATGGACAGCATTGAACAACTTGCAATAGATCAACTGAAAGAATTATACGGCTGTGAATTTGCAAACGTGCAACCACATTGTGGAGCAAATGCCAACACAGCAATTTATCTTGCTTTTTTAAAACCAGGAGATAAAATTCTAGGCATGGATCTAGCAAGTGGAGGACATTTAAGCCATGGTGCTCCTGTCAACATATCAGGCAAAGTATATGAAGCACATCATTATGGTGTTGATGAAAACGGTTGGTTAAGTTATCCAGAAGTAATGGCAAAAGCACAAGAGATAAGACCTAAAATGATTATTGCAGGAGCAAGTGCATATCCAAGAGCTATTGATTTTGCTATGTTTAGACATATAGCAGATAAGGTAGGTGCATACTTGTTAGTAGACATGGCACACTATTCAGGATTGATTGCCGGTAATGCCTATCCAAGTCCAGTGCCTTACGCAGACTTTGTAACGAGTACAACACACAAAACTTTGAGAGGTCCGAGAGGCGGAATCATATTATGGAACAATCCAGACTACACAAAAAAAATTAATAGTGCAATATTTCCAGGCACACAAGGTGGACCATTGATGAATATTATTGCCGCAAAGGCACAGGCATTCATCGAAGCAAACACTGATGATTTCAAAGATTATTCTGCCAAGGTAGTTGCTAACGCACAGGCAATGGCAAGGGTGTTTAAGGAAAGTGGATACAAATTATTAACTGACGGAACCGATAGTCATATACTACTATTAGATCTAAGTGACACAAAATGGTCAGGTAAAGAAGCCGCTGATCTATTAGAAGAAAATGGCATAACTGTAAACAAGAATGGGGTACCTAATGATCCAAGATCATTTGTAGAGACAAGTGGTATAAGAATAGGCACAGCCGCTGAAACAACAAGAGGTCACAACGAGGCTTGGTTCGAAGGACTTGCAGGGAAAATAGTAACCCTTCTATCATGAAGTTTAGTTTATTTAGAGATTATGGTGCACAGAATAGCAAACCAGTATTTGACGCCTTTGCTGATAGTCTTAGCAGTAATGGTCATGTGGTCGTTGATAATACTTACGACTGTGACGTTGGTGTTATTTGGAGCGTTCTTTGGAATGGTAGAATGGCTCCTAACAAAAAAGTATGGGACGATTTCCATGCACACAATAAAAAAATAATTGTACTAGAAGTCGGTGGATTGATACGTGGCACCACTTGGAAAGTGGGTGTTGGTGGAATCAATCGAGAAGCATACTTTGGTCCAAAAGGGAATGACAACTCAAGAGCTAAACAATTAGGACTTGAACTGAAACCTTGGGACAACAACGGAGACAGCATAGTTATAGTAGGGCAACACGAACGTTCACATCAATGGCGTAACAATCCAAGTATGTCAAGTTGGGTAAGTGAACAAATTAGAAAAATAAGAGAACACACAGACAGAGATATAATTTGGAGACCTCACCCAAGATTTCCTGTTACCAACTTGGAAGAGGATTTTAAAAATGTTTATAGACAAAATCCTGTGCAAGTACAAGACACATATGATGACTTTGACTTCAGTTGTAATGGTGCTTATGCAGTAATCAACCATAGCAGTAACCCTGCTACACATTCAGTAATCAATGGTGTGCCTGTATTTGTAAGCCAAGCAAGTTTAGCCTATGAAGTAGGCAATCCAAATTATGATACCATCAATGATCCTTTACGTCCTGACAGAACACAATGGCTTAATGACATAGCACATACAGAATGGACATTGGAGGAAATTGCTGGTGGAGAACCACTAAAACACTTGACTTCTGTGCTATAATATCGTATAATATACGAATGCACAATAGAGCCATATCCAAAAAAGCACTTAATACTGAAGACTGTTTAGAAATAGCGGCTGGGATTTCTGACCTTAAATATCATCAAGATCCTGACATAAATGTAGTGCAAGGATTCAAATTGCACAAGGACAATGCTAATATCATGTTCAGTATTGCAAAACAAGTGTTCAGAGGTGTTGCTCTTACGGACAAACAATATCTACTTGCAAAAAAATTATTACTAGAATATTATAAAGATCAATTTGAAGCACACGGTATTGATCTAAAAGAAGCAGTTGAAAAACTTAGAAGTCCTTTACGTAAGATTGATAGCAGTCATTGGATCAAACGTATCAAAAGAAAAGACAGATATAATTTTGAACATGATACCGTTGCGATTAGATTTCCGTTTAACAAGAAAGTAATCAAGTACATAGAAGAATTAAAAAACAATAACGATAAAGAATATGCTTATGACAAACACACACATTACTTTCCTTATAAAGAAAAGTATATCTGGAAATTAGTTAACATAGCAAATAAATTTGAAAACAAATTTCAAATAGACGAAGCAGTATTAAATGTTTATGATGTCCTAAAATCATTTAATCAAAGCCCACAAGATTACATTCCAGGCATATACAATTTTAATTTTAAACATTTGCCTGAAAAAGCACAGGACATTTGTTTGTTAGAATTAGGACAACCAAACTATCAAAACTTGTATCAATATTATGATAGAAAAGATTATTATGGATTAGTACACTTTGATGAAACAGCATTATCAAAAAGCAGAAAAAATCTTACTACATTAACTAATAAAGTTTTGAATCGTGAAGGAAATTTAATTTGTGTGAATTCAAAAACTTGGCAAGTGTCACAGGTGCTTGAAATGGTTGATGAGTTGAAAAGATATCCTTTATTAATTCTTTTGGATCAGAGCAAGTGTTACGAGGAATTGAGTTTACTAAATTCACTGTTTACAAATTACGTTCCAAGGAATGAAATGTCCGTTATGTTTAGAATGGACACAAAGAAGGGCAATAACGCAATACAATTTAACCGTTATGTCACTACCTGGGGCTTAAATAATAGTGTTGACAAAAACACAAGAATAGTGTATATTAGTAATAATAAAGTTCCTAAACCATTATTGAAAAAAGGTTTTAGGCCAAAAGGCATTTTCCAAATAGGCAGTAAGAAAACACCACACACTATTAATGATTACGTCCACGGACATGATTTTATAATACAATATGATCAAGACGTGAGTCCACATTATGGGTATGGATATTATAAAGCAGATATGATATGATAAGTTGTAGAATAATAATACAAGATGAAGTTAACGTCAAGGTAGAAAATTTACCTGTAGAATATAGACGTAAGATTGCAAACAAGCTAAAGTTCCAGGTGCCTTATGCACGTTATCTTCCACAATACAAACTAGGGAGATGGGATGGAAATATATCTTTTTTCGGAATTGGTGGTAGTGGTTATGTTAATCATATGGATGTCATTGTAAACACACTTGTTGATGCAGGAGTAGAGATTGCAGAAATCAAAGACAACAGAGTCAAACATGACCTTACTTTTAACACCATAGACGAAAACTATTGGCAAGGCAAGACTTGGCCTAAAGGACACCCTGCAGAGGGTGAGCCAATAGTGTTGAGAGATTATCAAGTAGAAGTAGTAAACAAGTTTATACAAAATCCTCAATGCTTACAAGAGGTTGCCACAGGAGCAGGTAAAACAATTATTACTGCAACACTATCGCACTTATGCGAGAAGTTGGGTAGGACAGTGGTAATTGTTCCTAACAAATCATTAGTAACACAGACAGAAGAAGATTATGTAAACTGTGGATTAGATGTTGGTGTGTACTTTGGAGATAGAAAAGAACTAGGTAAGACACACACAATTTGTACTTGGCAAAGTTTGAATATTTTAGATAAGAAAACAAAAGATGGTGAAGCAGTATTAACATTAGCAGAATTTTTAGATGGTGTAGAAACAATTATTATTGATGAAGTACACCAAGCAAAAGCAGATGTATTAAAAAAATTATTGACACAAAACTTAAGAAATGCTCCAATACGTTGGGGGTTGACAGGTACTATACCAAAAGAACAGTTTGAATTTCAAAGCATATTAGCAAGTATAGGTCCAGTTATAAATCAAATTAGTGCTAAAGAATTGCAAGACAAAGATGTGTTGAGCAAGTGTCATGTTAATATTGTGCAACTGCTTGATACAACTGTTTACAATTCTTATCAAGAAGAATTGAAGTATCTTGTTACAAATAAGGATAGAATAAAATACTTGGCAAAGATGTGTCATGGCATCAAGGATAGTGGCAACACACTTATACTTGTTGACAGGATCAGTGCAGGAGAGCAACTGCAAGAAGCAATACCAGATTCAGTTTTTATCAAAGGAGATGTCAAACTCAAAGACCGTAAAGAACAGTATGATGAAATTAAAGAAGCAACAAATAAAGTTCTTATAGCTACATATGGAGTAGCGGCTGTTGGTATTAACATTCCACGTATTTTTAATTTAGTTTTAATTGAGCCTGGCAAATCATTTGTTAGGGTAATTCAATCAATAGGCAGAGGTATTAGGAAGGCAGAAGACAAGGACTTTGTGCAAATATGGGATTTGACATCAAGTTGTAAGTATGCAAAAAGGCATTTAACACAAAGGAAAAAATTCTATAGAGAAGCAGAGTATCCTTTTACAATGGAGAAAATTGATTGGTCATGAAAAAATTTACAGTCGATATAAAAGTCGGTGACGAAATTTTAGTAGGACGTTTTAGAAACGTGACTACGAAAATAAAAAGCATAGAGGTTGATGAAAAAGGTCAACCAGTCTTAGTAACAAGTAAAGGACGTAAAAACTTATTCAGTTGCAGGATTAATAAACTAGATCCAGATACAGGTAAACTTACTCCCAAACAGATAATGAAAATGAGAAAAGAATGAGAATATTAACATTAGATAACAAAACGTTTCATCTGAATAACTTGCCATCTGAACTTAAAGATGATGTGAGATTCAGTGTGCTGGATAACAGTAATCCAAAAGAGCCTGACTTCTTTTTTATTCCTTTAATATTTTTAGAAAGTTTTAATTCACCAGCAATGGTTATAGAAATAAATGGACATGAAATAACAATGCCTATTGATTGGCATCTAGCAGTAGGAGATAGTGAAGGAGCAGGAGACATAGAAGTACTTCCGTTAACTAGTTTGAATGACAGAGGCTTTGAAGCATTCCTGTACAATCCATTGACAGGTTATACCATGCAATGGGGTAATGTAAAAATAACAAACTTCTATAATGACATGAAATGGTATTTTCCTAAGACAAAAAATGGACAACTTATTGGTACACCAATCACTGACGGACCTAATCCTTTGTGTGCATGGTTTATCAAGGACATCAGTAGACAAAGCGAAACAATAGATTATGGATTACTCATTTGATAAGATTGTATTAAATTTTTATACAAATCAACAATACGTTTTAGATCAATGTAAGCCTCAACTTGCAAAGAAATGGATACCTGAATGGTGGAAAAAATTACCTGCAAGTAGAACAGAATCAGACTTACACACAGAAGGATCTCCTGTGCCTGTAAGTAGCATGAAACAATGTCCTGCTATTAATGAAATACTTAAACAAGGAGTTATTATTCCTAGCTGGTGTGAACTTCATTTAGAGTGTGGACCAAATGGCCAATTAAATCAAAGAGTGTTTCCAGAACACACAGCATTACTGCCACACGATGAACAAGATTGGAACTTTCACAAGCCAGGATATGCACACGTCAAAGTAGGAAGTCCTTGGTTGTTGAAAGAAACAACTGGTGTGCAATTTATGTGGATAAAACCAGAATGGCATCAAAAAGACCCATTAGACTATTGGGGTGTGCCAGGAATAATAGAATACAAATATCAACACGCACTATTAAACAATATAATGATACCATTCAATTCAAGGGTTAAAATTAACACTGGAGATCCTTGGTTGCAAATCATTCCATTGAGTGATAAACCAATTGAGATCGAATGCCACCTTGTTAGTGCAGAAGAAATGTCAAGGTTAAATACTACTAATATTTCTAGTGTAGGATCTTATGCAAAGTCTATCCACAATAGAAAAAGACAAGAAGAAAGAGACAAACATGAAGACAATTAGTGAAGAATATGTAATTCAGCTAGAACAACTACATGATCAAAAAGCATCATTTGGTGATGCTAAAGGACTTAAACCAATTGCAAAATGGATAGATGAACACAAACCTACAAGTGTATTTGACTATGGTTGTGGCAAGGGTGGTGTGGTTCAAGCAGTAAAAGAAAACTATCCGGATATCAGAGCTGTTGGTTGGGATCCAGGGCATCCAAGTTTTAAAGAAAGACAACCAGGACCTTTTGATATGTTAATAAGCACAGACGTATTAGAACACATTGAACCTGTTTTTTTAGACAATGTTTTGAAAGACATTCACGAAACATTTTCTAAGATTGCATTTTTAATTATAGCAACTAGTCCTGCTAAAAAGTTTTTACCAGATGGAAGAAATGCACATTTAATTGTTGAGACTCCTGGTTGGTGGAAAGATAGAATAGAAAAAAATATGCCTAACATAAAATTTTTACACAGTGAATTTGTAGAAAAAACAAGAACAGATAAAAAAGGAAAAGTGCAACCTAATAACAAATATATCGTTGTGCTTGGTAAGTAATGGAAAAACTAGAAGGTTATCTCAAAAAGATTCCTGAATTCAAAGGAGCAAATTGGTTAATCAGAACTCCTTTAGCAATAGTTTTCATATTACAAGGATTACAAAAACTACCATTAAATGTTGAAGACGCAGAAGCATTTGGCTTGCCAATGACCGTTTGGTTTTTTGTAGCATACGGTGAATTGTTTGCAGGTTTATTATTATTTGTGGGAGGATTGACTATTGCATTACGTCCTGGCGTAGGTGATGTACTTACACGTTTTTCAGGAATAGTAATATGCGGAATCATGACAGGAGTTATACTTATAAGTGAACCTGAAAGTATAATGTATGTGATACTGTATGAACACTTTCATTTAATGTTATATTGCGGAGGATTGTTCTTTGCATTGAGAGGGAACAGAGTAAAATGAGTTTTACAAATTTAATTACAACTGCCATTGATAGTGTTGTTGATGACATACTAAACAAGCCTAGTCCAACAGTCTGCGAACTGGGTAATCAAAGATTAAAAAATAACAAATCAAGATCAAAACTATATCAAAGACTAGGTATACACAAAACTCCTACATCAACAAAAGAATTTTTTTTAAATTTAGGTTTTACAAAATATCTTGCAATAGATGTCAACACAGACATGGACGCAGTTGCAATGGACCTTAACACTGACATCAGTAAGCAATATAACTGGACTGAAAAATTTGATTTGGTAACAAACAATGGCACCGGTGAACACGTTTTCAATCAATATACAGTATACAAAAACACACACGATTTAACAAAGGTAGGTGGATATATGATCCACGTACTTCCTTTTTACCGTTGGGTTGATCATGGTTTCTTTAACACACAACCTAACTTGTATCCTTGTTTAGCATTACAAAACAATTATGATCTAAAAGGCTTGTGGATAGGTACAAGTAACGGTGACCGCTTGGAGAAATGTGCAGTGGAAAAATTGCGTAGATACAAAGGTTATAGAAATGATTTTCAACTTGATAGTTGGGAACGTGACCCTATGGTGTGTGCTATCATACAGAAAAAAGTTGATGCACCATTTGAGATTCCACAACAACATTTGTACAGTGGCGACAATATAACAAGCGATGAGATCGGAAAGAAGTACAAATGAACCTAAGTGTATTACAAAATTTTAATCCTGACCTGCATTTAAAGACAGATCCATTTCCTTACATACACATTCCAGAAGTTTTACCATGGGACTTGTATGAAAGATTAGAAGCAGAATATCCTGAACAACATATCACAAAGATGCAAGAAGGCGGCTTTGGTACTGCAAGGTATTGCCAACATGAGTTTGATTACAACCATGTTACTCCATTGTGGAGAGACTTTGCCGCATATCATTCTAGCAAACAATACAAAGACGAGGTGGTAAGAGCATTTAGAAAACCAATCACTGACTTATATCCCAAAGGTAGATTTGCAGAAGACTTATACACAAAATATATAAGATCTGATGTAAGTCCAAGAAGAAATCCAGTGGGTGCAACAGTAAGAATGGAAATGCAATTTGTTGTAAATGCAAAGGATCACATACAGATTAGAACACCGCACGTTGATCAATCAAAAGAATTATTTGCTTGTTTGTTTTATTTTAAGAATCCACAAGATACTAAAGAAGATGGTGGACTAAACATTTATAGAAACACAGCAGGCAAACAATGGCGTAGAGTAACTGGCAGAGAAGCAGTAGCAGAAGACATTGAAGTTGTAGATCATATTCCTTATAAGAGAAATACTATGGCTTGTTTTTTAAATTCTGTGAATAGTTTACATGGAGTTACGCCACGTGAAAATCCAACACACCACAGACGTTATGTAAACATAGACGGTCACGTTGTGGAAAAGTTATTTAAGTTTATCGATACGTGATAGATAGACAGGAGATTACAGATCGCATGATTGAAACATTAGCAAGAACTAACAAGGAAAGAAAAATGACACGAAAAGTAGACACATATGAATATGAAGCATTAGCAGATTGTATTAGATCAGATCAAGTTCCTGCACAAGACATAGCAGAATTTTTTACAGACAAAGCATTCTACAAATGGTATTCAAAAAAGTATTTCGGAGATAAAGATGAAAGCAGGTAAGATATGGGGACAGACAGAACTCATTCATGCTAATGGAGTTCTTGAGTTTCATAGAATAAAATTTAAGAAAGGTTTCAAGTGTTCCGAACACGAACACAAATTTAAATGGAATGGCTTCTTTGTTGAGTCTGGCAAAATGATTGTTAGAGTTTGGCAAGATGATCAAGAAGGTTTGGTTGATGAAACAATTCTTGAAGCAGGTGACTTTACGCAAGTCAAACCTGGCAAGGTGCATCAATTTGAAGGCTTAGAAGACGGAGTTGCTTTTGAATTGTACTGGGCAGAATTCAATCATGACGACATTGTCAGACGCACAGTTGGCACAAAAGTTTCAAAATAATAATAACTTAACATAGGGAAATACTATGCCCAAAAATAACGGACCTTTAATTTATGAATCACCAGACGGAGGAGATACTGTGTATGCCAAATATAGAGACAATAACAAAATACCAAGATGGCTCGTTGAGTCCAATAAGCAACCAGATATTTTTGAATTCCAAGATTTTGAAGACTGCAAGGCTTATGCAGAAGACTATCCGATACTCAAGAAACAACTTGACAGATTAAAGACAATATGGTATACTATAAAAGATGAAGCCGAAAAGAAAACTGCCGCTGAATGAAATATTTATGGCCATGGACATGGACGCAAAAGGCGCCTTTGATGAATGGTCAGATGAAGAACGAAAAGAACTTAACTTTTGGTTGTTAAATCGATATGCTAGTTCGGTAGCTGGATCAAGAGATGCAAAAGAATGGGCAGTGGTTTCTACAAATGAATACTACAACAAAAATTGGAACATACTAGGAACTAGACATCCTAAACTACAATGGCAGTTGCTATGTGCAACGCACAACGCATCACGCAAATCAAGACAACACGTTTGGCAAGGTTTGAAACAAAAAGGTGGTGATGTCAAAGTAGTAAAATGGTTAAAAGAAATGTTTCCTAACATGAAAGAAGATGAGGTAAATTTACTTGCTACAATATCTACAAAACAAGAACTTAAACAGTACGCAGAAGACCACGGGCTGGATAAAAAAGATGTCAAGCTCTAAGCCATTTGTTTGTCCTTACTGTGGTGCAAGTTTTACAAGAGAAAAGACTCTTGCAGTTCATATGTGTGAAAAGAAACGTAGACACTTTCAGAAAGATGAGAAACGTGTGCAGATAGGCTTCTTGACTTTCAATAGATTTTACAAGCTATGTCAAAAGGCAAAAGAAGATAAAACATATGAACAGTTTTGTGACAGTCCTTATTACAATGCTTTTGTAAAGTTTGG